GCTTGCTGGAGGAACGATGAAGAAACGACCGTCCATAGGAACGTCAGAGTCATCCAAGCGTTGGATAGAACGACGGATAGCAGCATCAGTCAGAGCAGCTTGGTTGTCGGTAGTGTAGTCGTAAGCAGTAGTGCCATCAGAGCCGATGAAAGCGCCAGAGTAACGAGCGCCTGTACCGCCTTGAGACAAACGACCCAACTTAATCAAGTCAGTGTCCACTTGCTTAGCCAATGCGTAACCAGCATCTTCAGTGTAGAACTGACGCAGGCTAGACAGAGCTTGAGCTTCAACGATGTCTTCGATCATGCGGCTATATTCATAGTGCTTGTTGATCGAGATGTCCACAACGCCTTCGGTAGCAGCGATCAATGTAACTTGAGTCGAAGCAGCCTTAGCAGAAGCTGAGCCACGGGTAGGGCTAGGGATATGAACTGTATCACCTTTTTTGCCTTTGAACGACATCTTCTTGATGAGGTTCGCAGCAACGAGGTTCTTCTTATAAGCAGCAACAATTTCATCACTCCAGATTTCTGGAATAAAGTTAGCTGCTGTAGTGGTGGTTACGTGTGATGTACCGAGTGCCATTTTAAAGTATCCTTAAATAGAATTAAATATAGATTATTACTTGATGCGACCTTCACTGTACGCAAGCATGATCTCTGGTTGGAGTGCTTCGTAACGATCAGGATCAGTCATCTTCAGCCGAATAAGGTCGGTGCGCCTGTAAACTTTCTTAGATGATTCACCAGTGCCACCTACGTCAACACTTGCAGCTTTCAAACTATTCTGACGCGCCATATTATCTGCGGCAGCGACTTGCTTAGTTTGAACAGTCTTTAACTGTTTATAGGTAGACAACAATTCATCAGCACTGTCAAAGTCAAACTCACCATCAGCTTTAGCGTAAAGGCCCATACGAATAGGTGATTGTTTCACCCACTCAGCAAAGCCTGCATCTTGAACAACTTCAGTGAAGTCTGGATGCTTTTGCGATAGCTTCTGTTGAATCTGCATCTTCTTGAACTCTTGAGCAGCTTGTTTAGCTGCCATGACATCAGGATGATTGTTAACAGTATTGCGAATTGCTTTCTGAGGATCTTCAAAGAAGTCCACTTCAGGCTCTTCTACAACAGGTTTATTTGTTGATTGGAGGTTCTGCTTAATAAGGTCATCAGCAAGTTTGCGTACTTCCCCTACTTCTTGAGCTTGTTTACCAATGAGCTTCTCAGCCTCTTGGTGCATACGGATAATGTCGTCTACAGATTTACCCTGATATTTCTCAGGGATCTTGACTTCAGGTTCCTTGGGAGGTTCCGCTGTAACAACTTGCTCTGTATTGTCAGTATCTTCTACTTGGTCAAACTTACCTAGCGTCTCTTCTTCATCAATTAACATATTGCCCTCTTTCCTGCCACTACTAATAAAATAAGGTGGTTCTAGGAGATAATTTAAAATGAACTCGGTAACTAAGTACTTATGAGTTCTGCTTTAAGTCGCAAATTGCCGTTAAGCGTTTTGCTTTCTTTCGATTGCTAACTTCTCAGCTCGCTTTCGATCCCATGCGTCATAAGCTGAAGGGAAAGAGCCTGTCCAGCCTTCTAACTTCATGGTTGGTGCACTAATGACCTTCGTTGCTTCAGCTCCGCATTCCCTACAGAGTAGGTGCTGAGTATCTGGATCAACTAAAGCTTCAGTGCGGTGTGAGTTAGCACAGAAGAATTCAAACATCCGGAGAGCCATATTACTGATCCCCTTCAGCTTGGATGTCATCCCACGCCTTCTCGTATGACCCTTTCAGGCCATATAACCAGTTCAAAATATCCAGCTGTCCACGACGAAAGTCTAATGGGTGTGTTTCCGTGACAGCAGATAGTTTGTCGTAGCTATTCTTTACACGCTCGATGTCTTCCATAAGATCCTTCCACCCTTGAGTGGACATCATTGAGAAGGCATCCTCGTAAAATCTTTGTAAGGATTGTTCCACTATGGAGTCCTAATAGTTAATAATAGTGTAATGTATACTACTTTTATTACTTTGTCAAGTACTTTATGAGTACTTAATGTAAAATATCTTGATTAAGCGTCTGTCGCACCTTCAAACTCAGGCTTGAGCTTAATGATTGCGTACAAGGCTTGACGGTCAGCACCTGCAACGTACTCATCACCGGCAATCTGTACCTTACCTGCTGAAAGAGGTTGTTTACCTGCTTCACGGGCTTCTTGAGATGCGTAGCCGTAGAAGGTAACTTCAGTGCCTTGACCTTTGAAGTCTTCCTGTACTGCTCCGATGTTCCAATATGAGGCTGGAATACCGAAGTCTGTGTCTACTGATTTGATTAGGGCCATGATGGTTTTCCTTGTTGTGAAATAAATCTGATTTGGTTTAGGTTTAGGTGCATTGAAGTCAACACGTCCATAACCTCGGTTTGTTAGTTTAAGGTTTACAAGCTCTTGCATTAAGCGATAACCGCTAGTTTGCGAACAGTACCACCACTGTCCTTAATTTCGATGTAGCCTTGAACTGTCAAAGCCATAGATGCTGTGTAAGTACCGAATCTGACGTTACCTGTTCCCTTTGGTGTCAGGGTTAGATCAATGTTTGTGTCTGAGCCAGTTGATGACAAAGACGGTGCAGAGCCAGATGCAGAGCTGTTAACGGAAAGATATTGTCTGCTTGAGCCTGTATCTCCAGTGATAGAAAAGATAGCCCAGCCAGAGCCGTTTCTAAACTGCGTATTACTTGACCCCTTTGCTTGGAAAGCCAGTGAAGTGTTAGTGTCGCTACCAGCGGCAGAGATAACAGGCGAGCCGCCAGTAGCCGCCCCAGTAACCTGTACGTAGTTCACAGCAGAGGCTGTGTGGGCTACACGGAGTTGTTCTTGTCCGCCTGAGTTTGTAAAAAAGTTTAATGCACCAGTTCCACTAGATGTGACACGACCCTCTACGTTTGTACCGCCCTTAGCCCAAAGATATGGATGGGTTGTTCCACTACCTAAAGACCAATACCCTGTGCCAGATGACGCTGTACCAGACTCGTATAAGTTTAACGCTCTAGAGCCATTGGGAGTGTAAAAGTCCATCGTAGAGCCAATGCTCTTAACAACAGTCCCAGACCCCACAGTAGCATAAGCAGCAGCACCAGAGCCACCACCACCTGAGAAACTCACTGTGGGTTGTTCTACGTAGCCTGAACCTGCGTTGGTTATGGTGAATGTTGTAATTGCACCAGCAGAGACAGCCACAGTAGCTGTAGCTTGAACACCACCAGCAGTCGTTGGTGCTGTGATAGCAACCGTTGGAGCCGTAGCGTAGCCTGTACCACCAGCAGTCCTAGTAATAGCAGTAACAGTCCCACCATTGGAGATGTTCACTCCTCTGCTACCAGCAGCTAGGTCAATGGCTCCTGTGCCTTTGGTACGGATTGCCAAAGCTACGTTGGTGTCCGAGCCTAGGGACTTGAACTCAACTGCGTTAGTTGTAGCACCGCCTGTAAGCTGACCGTAGTTAGCCGACCCGCCACCACCGATCAAAGTAGTAAAAGTACCAGCAGCCGCCGTAGTAGCTCCTACAGTAGTACCGTTAATGGAGCCACCAGTAATAGCTACAGCGTCAGCATCTTGAGTAGCTATAGTGCCATACGTGTCAATGACTGCATTGATAGCCTCGATAGCGTCTAAAACGTACTGAGAAGTGCCACCACCGTTACCGATGACTCTGATCTTCTCAGCTGCGTCCATAGGGACTACATCGCCAGCGTTGATCTCAGTACCATCAGTCAAAGTGATGACTAAGGAGCCATCGAAGTCAATCTTAGCGTCTTGTACGCCTACACCTTGCTTACCGTCTTCCCCATCCTTACCGTCTTTACCGTTATAGCCATCTTTTCCGTTAGCTCCATCGAAACCACGGTCACCTTGCTCACCTTTAGGGCCTTGTAAGCCTTGTTCGCCCTGTGGACCCTGTAGTTTCTTAGTATTTAAGACTACTTCTGAGAGACGAAGCAGCTCCTTGTCTAGCAATACCGCTAAACCTGCAATTTTAGCCTCAGGAGAGGCACTGGAGAGAGCTACTTCTTTAAATCTCATCATTCACCGATAATCTTTTTGAGGAAATCACTGTCATTTTGCTTAGAAGCGTGTTTAGCAGCAGTCTGCATCTCCACAACCTTCAACTTATTCTCAATGTCTTTCTCTTTCAACATCAAGTCAGCAATTTTAACACGTTTCTCAAACTCTTGTGAAGCTAAAGCATCATTATTAGGTAAGTTTTGAGTGGTAGCTGAGATAATCTTAGCTTCAACTTCCTTAGGCTTCAACTGAGCGTCAACCATAGTGCTCATGGCTTCAGCTTCGTTGCGCTTAGCTTGGGTAGTATTCACTGCAATCTGAGCCTGCATAGCTTGCATCTCCAACTGAGCCTGTTGTTGTTGCATCTGCTGAGCTTCAGGATTAGGTTGTGACATCTTCTCCAGCTCAACCATCAGTTCACCACGGTTGCTCAATGAGCTATTCTGGATGATGCCCTTCAAGATGATAGGCAACACAGGAGTATTAGGGCCTAGAGTCTGCAACAGAGCAATGAACTGCTGTTGTTCGTACTCACGAGCCATGATGCCCAAGGTAGCTGTAGCTGTGAAGTTCATGTCAACTGAGGGGTAACGCTCAGGATCGAACTGCATATAGCGGAAAGCAGCCTTCTTAATGAAAGGCATCAGGAAATCTTCTTGGAAGTTGGTAAGAGTACGTTTGTACTTCTTGATGATCGAGGCAACAGCCATCGAAATACCACCTTGACCAGCGTCACGGGACACCGATGACACCATACCTTGAGAGTCTAGAGTACCTGTAGCTTGTAGAAGCATACGCTCGAACTCTTTAGAGGTAGCTAGGTTATTAGTGCCTGTCTGACCGAAGGTAAATGGGTACAAGATCTCTTGAGGAGCACCGTTAGTGAGGATAGCCTTGCCGGGCTTCACTTCAAACTTAGCACCACGAGGGAGACGAGTAGCGTCCATAGCGATCATAGGAGCGCTTGTGAGGGCCAGAGAATCCAAATGGCTACGGATCTGTGCGTCCACTGCCTTTTGCATATTGTAGGCCTTCTCAACCGTACCACGACCCAACAAACGATTAGGAACAGTGTCATCTTGATACAAGACAACAGGGCGGTCCTTCATCATGTAAGGGTTCTCTTCAGCCTTCAGGAGCATCGAGTCATTACCGATAACGATGATTGCCTCAACCAAGTCAGCGTAGTCATCAGCAACTGAGTCTTCAGGAAAGAGGTCAACCACTTCAGCTTCGTTGTTCTCAAGCTGCATTAGGTACTCACGAGGCACTAGGCCGTAGTACGTCAGGAGCTTAACCTTATCATCTTTGAACTGAGTGGACTCTTGGGTAGCTTCCAAGCTATCCTCATCGTACATAGGGCCAATGTTGACCTTACGGTAGATACCGTCTTCCATACCCTTGACAACCTTGTGCATGGATACGTACTTCTCGATGGCAACACCCATACACTCTTCAATGGATGTACCGTTAGGATCAAACAAGAAGTTCTTAGGGTTGACAGGGACGATCTTAACAGCTGTACGCTTAGTCTCAGAGACACCGATGGCAGCTTGGCCTTGTACGCCGGGGATAGGCTGTGTAGCTGGTTTGTATTCAGTCTCATCCTTGACAACGATCTCACCGATACCTGTACCGTAGATCTCAGCCATCAGCTCAATCTGGTCGATACTCTTACGGATCTTGTCTTTGGAGAAGTCCTCCATCAACTGCTCTTTGAGAAGCTCTACGTCAATGTCGTTACCGTTAACGTCTTGGAGGTCATCCTCGATGTCGAAGAAGTCACCTTGACCGAAGATAGCTTCCATGATCTCAGCGTGGCGAGTCTCTACAGCCTGCTGTGTAGCAGGAGACACAAGCTTAGAACGCTCTGACTCACGGGTCTTATCGTTAGCTGCCCACTGTCCACGGAAGATACGCTCGTACTCTTCCCAAGCATCTAGGAAGTTAGTATCACGGTAATCACGCCAACGATCACAATGGTCCACTACGAACTGAGTTAACTCTTTGTCGGAGTCACTAGGTTCTTCCCATTTAGTGCCTTCGTTGTTATCTGTATTAATCATAATTTATAGGTTTTCCTACTTAGTTAAACGCACTATACACTAAAAGGTTTACTTTGTCAATCTTTATTTGATTGTAAAACCAATAGGGTCTTTATAGAACAAACTGTCCATAGCCTCGTAAGGTTTATTCTTGTTAACCATCTCTTCGCTATCTTTGTCCATGATCTGATGCAACCATGCGTCCCTAGCGTTCAGTTCTTTAGATGTAGAGTAAACAGGCCATTTATTAGCTAAGATGTCCTTTTGCCAGATCTTCCACAGCTCATCATCATCGTTAACGATCTTCCCATTAACGTAACCGGGGACAGATACGAACTGACCTTTTAACGGGCCTTCAGGGATTTCAATACCTGTGGCGTAGATAGTGACAGGACGGCCTTCTTCGTCTACACCGGGCTTACCCATGTTAGAGCGATGGTAGGCAACCTTATTAAACTCTTGAGGAGTTAGACCCATGCCTTGAAGGTCTGCGAACATATCAGCCATATTTTTCCTTAATATCAGAACCCACTTACGCTATCTAAAGGTTCCCAATCATCTTCTTCGTAATCCTGCTGGTAAGACGTAATGGTTAATTGGTCAATATACGAGAGAGCATCAACCCTGTCATCATGAACCCCTGCTGTAGGAAACATCATGATCTGATCGAAGGTTTCCTTCCAATCTTCTTCCTCATTGAAGGAGATACGACCGTGCTCTAAGCGCCCCTGTAAGGACCAGACAACCCTATCTTGTTTCTTCCTGTTACCGTGTGTCAGGTCTGAGATATGACAATAGACATTGTTCTTCCTCATCAAGTCATTGAGGTAAGGGCTTACAGCGTTCTTTAAAGCACCCTTCTCGATGCCGATAGCGATAGGCTTGTACTCACGTACTACGTTCAAGATCTTAGCTGCTGTAGCCTTGATATCCCATCTACCAGCGATGATCTCCTTGACCCACCAGTTACCATTGTCTTCTACCTTGACGATGGCTATAGCTGATTCATCAAGTCTAGACTTAGCAGCACCGGGGTTCTTACCTACTTCCTCAAATCCAGCTAAGTCGATAGCTACTACGTACTCACCGTACTGAGGCTCCTCTGAGGTCTTTAACCATTCCTCTTTGAATACCTCTTGTCCAGCGTTGTCGAAGTTAGCTAAAAACTCTTGCTTAAACGCAAAGCTGCTTAATGTCTTCTCAGCTGCTTCAATCTCTTTTGGATCAATTGTTGGGTTATCAAAAGTAGTTTTATGCCAGCTTTTCCAATCAACGTCGTTCCCTGTTAAACCTGTTTTGTACAGATCGTAGAACCAATTACGCCCACTAGGAGAACTGATAAACCAAGCGCCACCTTTCAAGTCAGACAAAGCAGGACGAATAATCCTTGACCAAAGGTTGTCATCTTTGATAAACGCGGCTTCATCAATAACAGCAAAGTGCAGCTTCAGACCACGAAGGGTGTCAGGGTTCTCAGCTGAACGTAAGTGAATCTTGATACCGTTCACCAATGTGATATCTAACGAGTTCACATGGGCAGACTTGATTACTTCTCGTCCTTGTTCAAGAATAGCTTCCCAAGCAATCTGTCTAACTTGTGCCTGCGTGGGGCCAACATACAGAACAGCAGAGCCAGCAGGAGCTTCAAGACCAGCAGCGATAATCTTTTTAATTGAGAGATTTGATTTACCACATCGACGACCAGCAGCGATGACCTTAAAACGCTGAGGAGATTGCCATACCTCAATTTGCCAAGGAAGCAACGACCAATTAAGATTAGCCATTATCTATATCCTTGTACTCTGCGTCTGAGACATCTTCTAAAGTCTCTATGACAGGCTGGCCTAGTGAGCTGATGTTAATAGAGATAGACGGCATACCACCGCCTTGTTTAACTTGTTCAAATGAAGACACAGGTACGATCCTGTCCACTATGAGCTTCCATGCTGCACTCTGAGCCTTATGTTCAGGATCTAAGGCAGCATCGAAGATAGCCTCTAAGACCCTAGCTGACTTAGGTGAGTTAAGCATCCTAGCTTTGTACTCATCCATGATAGCCTTGTCACCAGCTGGACGACCACGTAACTCTCTATGGCCTTTCTTCTTGGCTACTATCTCACCCTTCTTTGGGCGACCAGCCTTACGTTTCTCTTGGACTACTTCTTCGGTCATACCGTAGTCTCCCACATATCAGGCCAACTATGGTTACTTTTGTTGATGTTATCCGAGGCAGGGATTACACGAAGATTAGCTTCTACGTGAAGACCACACACTGTTTTACCTTTTAACGGCACGATGTGATCGACATGGTAAATCGAACCCATAACGTCTGTGCACCACTGAGCTAAAGCATATTCTGCTTTAATTTTACTTTTATCAGCCCACACAGGTGTTGCAGACAGTTTCAAGGCTTTTCGTTTAGCTGCCTTAGCAACATCATATTCTTTATGCTCACTACGCCATTTCTTAGTACAAGCACGTGCTTTATCTGAGTTACTTTCACGCCACGCTTTAACAAGACTATTCGTACACTGTTTACAAATAGACTGTAAACCATCCTTGGTTTTCTTATTCTTACCAAAAGACAATAAACTTAAGTCTTCTTGACAAGATGTACACTTCTTGGTTTCCATGTTTACCCTTTCTAAGGACATAGACAATAAATCGACAAAGAACTATAAAGTAACTTTATGTTAACTTTAATGAAACTTGTTTAAAGTATAAATAAAGTAAGTTTATAATTATAGAGTAGTAGTATTTATAAATACCACACTATTGTTAATACACCTTGGTGAACACCTTAGTCACCTCAGTTGAGACTTTAAAGTCATCCAGTATAACTTCATAGAGCATTGTACTCATGTGTTTCTCAAATGTCAAGCTTTATTTGCATCTTTTATGAACTATTTTGTCTCCTATCTATAGAGAGCTCTTGTGTCCGCTTTATAGGCCTCAAGAGACTCTCTATAGGGCTCTTGTGCACAGCTTAGGTCTACATTAGTGTTGTATTAACACAACAGTTCTTTAAAGTACTCATGTCATTGATTTACTTAGTCTTTTCTGTAACTGTTAAGCCCTTTCTTCCATGCTCTTTTTTGTATGTTTAGGAGGTATCCACAAAAGTAACACCAAAGCCCTACCCCCTCCCCCCTATCAAGTACTCAAGTGTATACAATCTTAGTAGACAAGCTTACAATACTTACAAGTCTTACAAAGCTTACACGTGAGGGGCAATGTAGCACCTATTCAGTACTACCTAGAACACCAGACCTAAGCACCTATTTAGTGCATCAGAGCCACCTCATGCACCAACATGAGACATAAATGCACCATGCTAGTGCCACCTGTGGATAACCGATGTAAGCTGTGGATAACTTATATGCTTGTGGATAACTATGGACAATGCTAGCTACAGAGCCAGTCGTGGGTGTGGACAACCTGAGCATATCTCAAGAAGTACCTGTAAGGTTCAAGCTGGCATGGTCTGTGCATAGGTAAGAGGGTGACAGGGCGGTAATGCAAAGCGTTATCGAAGATCTTACAAGGGCGCTAGATAGCGTGGACGTGAAAGTCTAACTAAGTAAGGGGATGAGGGCTAGCGACAGAGATCATAATCGGCTAGCCACCTGTCACACCTAATCAACACTTCTTAAGGATCAAGACAATGACATACATTAACATGAATACAGTATTCGCCTCATTAGACGCTCGCAAGGCTGAGGCTGATAGCTTCATCTCTATGTTCAGCGCTGAGCAGGTTGCAGAAGCTTCGCGTGTAGCTAGTCTCTACGCTGTAGCAGGCTCTATCAAGCACAAAGAGGCTGTCGTTAAAGCCCTCAAAGAAGCTACCACAGCCTAATCTAATCAACCTCAAAGGAATCAATATCATGACATCTAACCAGGCAACAGACGCAGTAAATAACCTCTACACTCAAGCCCAAGCCTTCAGGGCTTTTGCAGTACAGTTAGAGGCTAACCCAAATGATGTAAAAGCATCGCTCATGTGGCATCACATGGCAGATCATCTATTCGATGCTGTCAACTCTTACGATGTCGCAGTCTCCACCAAATAAACAAAGGAAACCCTATCATGTCTACAACGCTCACAGATAAAATTCTATACTGTCTCTATGCCATCGCCATCGTGGTGGTGTGGATGACACTGTAAACTTAACCTTAAAGGAAAATCTATCATGAACAATACACAGCATCACGCTTGGCGCTCTATCGGTAACAGTATCGGCTATGTAGAGTCTATCAACAAAACAGGCACTGGTGACAAATACAGCTATACAGAAAAAGTAGATAAAGCATTATCTATGACTGAAAAACAATGCCGTTCATTCTGTGCTTACATGAGACAATGTGACACTGTAGGGTTCTGGGGTTAACAGTCTAACTTATAGAGGCTCTACGGGGCTTCTATGGGGTACATTGTGCCGTCTCACATTAACTATCTAAGGATCAGATCATGTCACAAAACGACCTCCAACAGCACGTAAACTCTATTGCCTCTAACCTGTCTAATCCACCAATGGATGAATGGA